GGGGCATCCCACTCTTCAAGAGCTTTCACTTCAGAAGCCATGACAACCCAGACCTGGACCCAGCCGAGCTAGCTGCGCTTGAGATCGAGTACAAGCAGCTGGGTGAGGGCTACTACCGGCAGGAGATCTTAGCTGAGTACGAGAAGCCACATGGCACCGTCTACGCTGAGTGGGACATGGAGCGTCAGTATGTCGACTTTAACTACGATCCCAACCTACCCGTCGAGCTATTCTGGGACTTTGGCGTCAACGACCCAACCGCACTGGGCGTCATGCAGCCCTATGGCAACGAGCTGCGCCTGGTGGACTACTATGAGGCCGCTAACGCCAACATCGAGCACTTCACCCAGTGGTTTGCTGCGACAGGCTATCGCACACCAGCCTTTGAGGCAGGGGATATCGCTGGGAGGTCCCGCGAGCTGGTCAGTGGCAAGTCACCGATCAACGAGCTGAACCGCCTCGGCCACTTCGTCAGAACCACACCAATCCCCAGTATCCCAGCCCAGGTCAGACACGCCCATCGTTTCATTCCACGTTTGTTTGTTTCAAAGAGTAATCCAAACACGCAGCGCTTCGTCGAGTGCATCACCAACTACCGCTACCCAGCAGACAAGAGTGCCACCGCACTCAACCAGACCAACGAGATCCCGATGCACGATGAGTTCTCACACGCCCTGCGCGGCTGGGAGTACTACTGCTGGAATAAGTACGAGCCTAGACAGGAGATCGCGGTCCAGACACCAGCCAACAGCGTCATGGGCTACCTCCGCAAGAAGGAGCAGCAACGGCTGGTCAGAGAGGAGCTCTATGGCTACTAACATGTGGCTGCATCCGTTCCGCCGCGGGGTCATGAAACTGATCGAGAGTCATCTCGGCCCCGAGATCGCGAGACGCTTCCGGCTGATCTTCGAGAGTCAGCTCTACACCGGTGATCTCAAAGAGATCTGGGGACAGAAGAAGCACGATCAACACGTGCTCGAGGTGCACTACGAGAACGCAGACGGGACACTTGTCTATATCACCGATGTCGCGTCCTGGTGGTCTAAGGCCTACACCGAGTACCACCTGTTGCGTTACATAACGGACAAAGTGAAAGCAGGCAAGATCGGGAGCGACTGGGTTGCTGTGAGTGAGGAGCTCAAGAGCGGAAAGTTTGAAACAAAAGAATGAAACAACAACCAACACACAAACTAATGGGAATGAACGAGCCACAAGACGGCTTCACCCGTGAGGAGAAGATGCTGATCCAGCGGCTGACCGAGGAGAGTCTCTGGCAGATCTACGCCAAGATGCCCACGTCCCGCATGAAAGCGATTACCGTCATGCACTTCGAGGCCGGCTACAACCAGGAGACGATTGCTAGGATCTTTGGCGTGAGCCAGGAGTGGGTGAGCCAGGAACTCAAGCTGATCAAGCGCCTGATGCTGGGTCAACCTGATCCCAGATCACGCACCGGCAAGCCCTACAAGCCCTTAGCACGTAAAGAAGAGATCGATCCCACCGCGCTCATCCGCGCCCTGTGGATCCTCTCACAGTCCTAGAGAGGAGGTGTTTTATGCTCAACTTCAACAACGTCGCGCTACTCGGTCTAATCATTCTCAGCCGTCGACTGATCCATCCATGGGATCTAGTCGTGGGAATCGTTCTGACCATCATTGGCTTCATCGGGTTCAACCTCGGTTAGCCCTTGCTTATAAAGCGAGTCGCGAGGCGTGATAATCAACACATATGGCACTTGACCTAACCGGCCAGGAACAGACCGCAGCAGCAATCCCAACGACCCAGAGTACGACTGAAGCCCCTAAGCAGGGCAAGAAGCCGGCAACCAATGACGAGCGTCACAGTCTCCTCAAATCACGCCTCAAGATCGCTCAGGCCTGGGCAAAGAAGCCCCATGAGACCTATAAGGCCTATATCAGTGAGTACGACCTCGAGGACCTCGCCGACCCCGAAGAGGTGCGTGATCGCGTTCGCATCGGCACCATCTTTCGTAAGGCCGAGTCAGACCAGGCCGCACTCTTCGACGACCAACCAGATCTCTTCATCAAAGGTAGACAGCCCAACGTCGAGTCGATCACACCCGTCATCACCGGCGTCTATGACTACCTCTGGGATCTGGAGCACTTAGAGGAACGCATCGAGGAGGCAGCACTCTACTTCAAGGTGGCCGGCCTGGGTTTCATCCACAGCCCGTGGGTTACCAAAACCAAGCAGGTGATCGATGAGGCGACCGGGCAACCCTATGACGTGCCACTGGTTGATAACCCGATGGCTGAGACACTGGATATCTTCAAGATCTTCTTCTCCCCCGAGACCAAGTTCAACTACACCCTGGACTACGAGCATTGTCCGTACCTGTTCATCAAGCGCGTGATGACGCCAGAAGAGGTCGAGTCACGCTTTGGGGTGACGGTTGATACCGATGAGAAGCTGGGCTTTGACGATAGTAAGGTCGAGGCTGAGGTAGCCCGTGAGGTGGGCGATAACGTCACCGATGATCTCAGGCGCGTCACCGTCTGGGAGTACTACGGTTGTCTACCCGAGAAGATGGTCCGTGGACTCACCGATCAACAGGGCCAGGCTGTGAAATGGGCCTATGACAAGGACTATCACCTCTACTTCACGAGCAAAGAGGAATTAAAAGTCGAGGCCTGTCCATACGAGACCAAGCCGGTGCTCTGTGTGGGCAACTACGGTATGGCCAACCGCTTCTGGAAGTTTGGCGACAGTCGACATCTCCTGCCATTGGTGCGCGAGCTGGAGCAGTACCGTACCCAGATCCTCAAACACACCCGTAAGATGGCCAACCCGAAACTGCTGTATCCGATGACCAATGATCCCAAGACGCTTGAAGCGCTCAGAGACCCACGCGTCGGTCGTGAGGTGCCCTATGATGGAGCATCACCACCACCCAGCTATCTCTCTCCCGCTAACCTGGGCCGCGAGGTCGAAGCTGGTATCACGCAGGTCAGAACCGACATCGAGAAGGAGCAAGGCTCATTTGACCTGGCTAGTGGCAGTAACCAATCAACCGTCAAGACACCAGTCGGTATCCAAGTCTTTAGTGAGGCCGCTGACAAGAACATCCGGCGCCAACGCAAGAAGCTGGCACGCTTCATCCGTGAGCTGATCGTCTTCCAGTTCAAACAACTGGCGGTCTACTGGAAACCCGAGGACGGTAAGACCATCCCCGTCACCGATCAGAGTGGGGCCATGGAAGCGCTGCAGGTGACCCCTGAAGTCCTCCAGCTCCTCGACGGCGTCAACCTCCTCTACAACCTGGATATCGAGATCGAGAGTCTGTCCGTCAACCGTGTCCAGATGCGTCAGGACGCCCTAGAGCTGCTCGATCGAGCACTCGCAACACCCCCTGGCATCGTCAAGCTGGAGGAGGTCTGGCGTGACGCCCTCCAGAACGGCTTCTCCAAAAAAGACGGTGATCGTTACCTGTATACCGAGGAAGAGAAGCAAGCCCTGGCCCAGAGCGCCAAGGAAGAGCCCAAGGTCAGTGTCTCGATCAAAGCCGATGCGGCGACCCCACCAGGTGCGATGTTACTTGAGCAGTCCGGGTTACTCCCCGAAGGTGTGGCACAGCAAGCAGTCGTTGATACCGCCGTGATGCAGCAGGTGACCGGAGAGATCCAGGGTGAGCAAGCGATGGAGCAGCAAGCAGCCCAGGGCAAACAGCAGCTCGAAGGCGACGTCGCCAAGGCTGAGCTTGGAAACCAACATAAACAGGAACAAACCTTCCAACAACAGGCGCTGCAAGGCCCACCATCCAATGGCACGACTAGCTAACCCGAATCAGAACCGACCTTTTGAGGAGATCTCCCGTGACGCCCAGGGCAACGAAGAGTATGGCAAACGCGGCGAGGAGATCGTGCACATCCCCTCAGGACGCAGCAACATGGCCTACCACCAGCTGGAGACCGTGATGGACCCCACCGGCTGTGAGCACCGCTTCTTTGTCACCAACATCGGATCACGCGAGATCGAGTGCGAGCGCTGCCACTGGGCAACGACCTTCCACCCCGGCATCAACCACCACGAAGTAGACGGCCGCCACACCGTCACCATCCAAGGCCAGAGCTACGAGATTCTGACCTAACTTGCTTATAAACTCCATGGCCCCTTGAGAGAATGTGAATGAGTCACTCCCGTGAGCAACCGCTTATGGACTCAGAAAGGAGGTGATTACATTGAATGACGATATAACAACGACCCCAAGCGAGGGCTCCGAGGTAATCGGAACAACCCCAGCGCCTGAGGCAGCACAACCAGGTCAAGACGTCCAAGCCACAGAGCAGACGACACCGGCCCCGAGTGAGGGATCAGAAGACTCGTTCTTCGACCCCACTCAAGTACCTGACGAGCTCAAACCGGTCTACAAGGGCATGCAGGCAGCCTATACGAAGAAGACGCAAGAGATTGCAGCCATTCGCAAGGAAGCAGCAGACCTGAAGGCGCAAGCCGACAAGTGGTCCCAGTACGAGCAGTACGTCCCGATCATCGATGAGATGCTCAAGCCCAAAGGCGAACCAGCCTCACCCGAGATGGCCGCCCTGGAACAGCAACTCAAAGCAGCCGGCTATACCGACGACGCGATCGAGCTGATCAAGATGGGTTCACAATTCACCTTGAGTCAGTTCAATCAGCAACAGAAGCAAGCCGAGTATGAGGCAAAGCTCAAGGAATCAGGCAGCGTAGATCCACGTCTCGCTGACAAAACCCTGACCTACGAGTTACCCGATGGCACCACCGCGACGTTTGGCGACATTGTTGCCCAACTCGCTGCCACCAAGCCCAATGCGACCGATGATCCGGTAGCCGCGACGAAAGCCGCGATTGCCCAGTTGGACGCGATCATCGCCTCGAGTAAGACGGCAGGGAAAGCGGAGCTGTCTGCTTCAGCACAAGCCAAAGCAACCCAGTTCCCCTCAACCAGTGCGTCTCCACAACCGGCGAAATCAGGTGGAAGTCCTGCAACCATGGCAGAAGCCGCGGAGCAGGCAGCACAAGAACTCGGCATCGCGCTCAAGTAGCGCACGAGTAAAAGAAAGGAGGTGAAACACAACTAACAACCTATGGCAGATCCAAATGTAGGGTTGCTCTTAACGACAACCCTTAAAAACTATCGCAAAACGCTTGTAGATAACATCCACAAGTCTAATGCAGTGTTCTTCTGGCTCAAAGAAAACGGCGGTCTCAAGACCGAGTCTGGTGGTGAACGTATCTCTGTACCTCTTATGTACGGGAAAAACTCTACCGCTCAGTCTTACGCTGGCTATGAAGCGCTCGACACAACCCCTCAAACCGGTATCGACTCAGCTGAATACAACTGGAAACAGTACTCAGTCTCGATCTCGATCTCTGGAGAAGAGGAACGCAAGAACTCGGGGAGTCAAAAGCTCATCGACATTCTTGATGCTCGCACCCGCCAAGCCGAAATGTCCCTGACCGAGAAACTATCAACCGATCTTTTCTCTGATGGTACTGGCAACGCTGGAAAAAACCTTACCGGTTTAGAAGCGATGGTTGCTGCAACCGGCACGTACGGAGGCATCAACTCAGGCACCTATACCTGGTGGCAAGCATACGTCGAGTCAACAGCAGAAGCACTCGGTCTTCCCAAGATGCGAACCGCGTTTAACACGGCAAGTGTCGGCGGAAAAGACACACCAAACCTTATCGTGACCACCCAGGCACTCTTTGAAAAATACGAGGGCCTACTTACCGCGACGATCCAGACCACATCCGAAGCTCGCAAGAAACTCGGAGACGCTGGCTTCCAATCGCTTGAGTTCAAAGGTGTCCCGATCGTTTGGGACGAGCTCGCTCCTTCTGGAACGATGTACTTCTTGAACACCAAACACATGAAATTGATTGTCCACAAAGAAGCAAACTTTGAGACAACCGAGTTCGTGAAACCGGAGAATCAAGATGCACGCGTAGCCCAAGTCCTGGTAATGGGAAACCTTACCTGCGACCGACGCAAGAGCTTTTCGAAACTCACAGCCAAGACATAACGACAACGGTTATGCAGGCGGTGGCGCCAGCTTGAGTGGCAATGGAGCAATCCAAGTACCACGCGCCATTTTCTCCAGGGCGGGGAGGGTGATCCCCCTACCGCTCAATCTAAGGAGAGAAAGCGAGGTGACACAAACATGCAAATATCAAAACTAAACCGAGATGGTCAGGAAAAGATCATCATCACCGCGAACAACGTCCACGGTGCAACCATCACCACCGGTCTTCCAGTAGCATACGCTGTTGGAGCCAGTAACGACGGTGCATCCGTTGTGGGCCTCGGGGCAGCAGGTGCAAACACACCAGGCTTCCTCGGCGTTGCGCTTGAGGACATCCCTAACAACAGTGTGGGCCGCTTCCAGATCGCAGGCTTTGTTAACTCAATCCTGCTCTCTAACTTTGGCTCATCCGTGACCGTGAACTCAGGTGATCCGTTGGTACCAGCAGCAGGCGGATTCGCCTCAGCCGCTCCAACCTACGCAAACTCGGGATTCAGATGGCTTTTCGCCAGCAACGTCCCAGCTGTACTTTCCACAGCTTCTTACGCATCAGGCCTTATCCGCATGATCTAAGACACGGAAGTCAACGAGAGGAGCAGGGTATTCGTATCCTGCTCTTTTTGTTTGTGGTATAATAAGGTACCTATGCCAGATATCGTCCGTAAGGTCGCAATCTCCATCCCCAGCGAGGGACATACGCTCCCCGAAGCCTACGACAACCATCTGGTCCTCTCTTTTCATCTCGGCCGCCTGCAAGAGCAGTGGAAGCACGAGCAACGTCCCATTCGCTACGAGTTCTTCTGGCACACCACCGGCCGCATCATGACCGCAATGGCCCGTGAGAAGCTGGTCCAGGCAGCACTCGACGCTGAGATGGACTACATCCTCATGTACGACGATGACATGCTGTTGCCGATCGATATGGTCGAGCAGATGTTGTATGACACCGAGCAGCATCCTGAGATCGACGTCCTGGCACCGCTGGCCTTCATGCGTAATCCGCCCCACTATGCCGTGATCTACAACCTCTTCGATGACTTTGACCCTAAGACCCACAAATCCTTTACCTACACCGACTTCGTCAGGAAGTACCCGCGCAACACGCTGGTCGAGTGTGACGCCGTGGGCTTTGGTGCCGTGCTGATCAAGATGGATCTAGTCCGTCGTATGACCCCGCCCTACTTCTTCTCAACGACCGGCTCAGGCGAGGACATCTACTTCTGTATCAAAGCCAAGAAGCTGGACGCTCGCGTCTTCATGGATACCCGCATCAAGCTCGGGCATCTGGCGACCCCGCAGATCATCGACGAGGACTACTTCGATAAGTGGCTCAAGGAGAACAAGCATGAGCTGCCACCCTCGCACCATAAGTATCTGAGCTTCTCAGGCAAGGAGGACGATGGGAGCTAGCGTCGACATCATCATCCCGACCTGGGATAACCCGCAGTACCTCCAGGCAGCGCTGGCCTCACTCACCGGCAACCGCGTCACCGAGGGCCTCTTCCACATCTACGTCGTCAACAACGGTCATCCCAAGAGCTGTGATGGGATCAACTCACCGCAGGTCACCGTCCTGCAGGCTGGGGAGAACCTCGGTTGGGAGGGTGGACTCAAGCTGGGCCTCGAACACTCGAAAGCCCCGTTTGTCTGCTTTTTCAACGATGATGCTTTCATCCCACCCAGCTCGCGTCTCTGGCTCAACACCCTGCTGCAGTCCTTCCGTGACGAGCGAGTCGGAGCCGTCGGTCCAGCCAGTAACGTCGTGATGGGCTTTCAGAACATCTTCGCCGCAGCCCCCTACCACCGCTTCACCACCAAGTTTCTGATCGGATTCTGCATGCTAGTCCGCCGTAGCGCACTGGATGAGGTAGGAGGCGTCGATGACAGTTTGCCTGGGGGCGACGACCTAGATCTCTCGATCAGACTGCGCAATGCTGGGTACAAGCTGATCGTTGATCGCGATGTCTTCGTCTTCCACCACGGCTTCAAGACCGGTGAGCGTGTCCACGGGACAGCCGACAAGGCCGGTGGGTGGAACAGCTACGAGTTCAAGGACGCAACCGATCACGCCTTGATCAAGAAACACGGTCTCCGTGCCTGGTACGAGACGATGATGGGCGCCTATAAGCTGCCCGAGGAGAACCAGAACGTCGTTGAGGAGCACGAGAACATCGAGGGCGAGGTCATTGCTGCGCGGGTGAGTGGCGAGACGATCCTGGATCTGGGCTGTGGACCACGCAAGACCGTTCCCAACGCGATCGGGGTGGATATGGTCGCAACTGATGAGACGATTGACTCACTCGGTGGTTCGCCGGCGTCAGTCGCTGACATTCAGAGCGATGTGTCCAAACCACTCCCGTTTGAGCAGGGCAGCGTGGATACGATCATCGCCCGCCACATCCTGGAGCACCTGATGGATCCGATCACCGTGATGCAGCAGTGGGGCAGCGTACTCAAGGCAGGCGGCAAGCTGATCGTGGCTGTCCCAGACTCAGCTCGCATGGTCTCAATCCCGATGAACATCGAACACGTCCACGCCTGGGATAAGCCAGCGATGAAGACGCTGTTTGAGACCGCAGGCTTCACCGTCACCGAGCAGCTGGATTCAGGGAATCACGTCTCATTCATCACAATGGGGGAGAGACGGCAGAGCACTGGATACGTGAGCGACGCAGCCTGGGAGGTTCACGACGCAACACATAGAAAGGCTACAACATGAACGACGACACACTAATCAAACACCTAGCTGCTGAGTGGCTGGCGAAGACAACATTGAAGCGTAATTGGACGAGTGACCAGCAAGTCGCCGTGATGGCTTTTGCCGTCTGGCTGCAAGCCTTTATCAACGATGAGGAGGTTGAGAAATGAAATTGGTCGGAACAATTAACGGCATACAGGTCTATGAGACCGCGGACCTCCCGCCTGGAATAGCGTACATGATCGACACGAACAAGATGTACTTCGATTACCCGAAGAGGAAGGACGGTAAACCCGACATGCGCTACGCAATCAACAAGCGCTCGAGGATGTTCGGACTAATATGACAAAGCAACCTAAAATCGCGATCTACTACGACAACGGATTCGGCCGCAATGATGGCCCACCGCTCTATTGGTTCAACGCGATGCGCTCAATGGGTCTGGACGTGAAGCACCTGCTCCCCGAGGGTGACATCAGCCGGCAGGGGACATTCGATATCCACGTCTGGGTGGACTGGGGCGAGGATGGGCTACCGTGGCAGGAGTGGTACCCACCCAAGGACGGTGGCAAGACCGTCTACGTGGCCTCTGATACGCACCTAGACAACGGATATCGCTATGTGAAGGCCAATCGCTTTGACTACGTATTTTTCAACCAGAAGAAGGCGGTCGAGTCCTGGCAAACCAACACCTCCCGAGAGGCGATGTGGCTGCCTCACGCAGCAGAACCCCAGGCCTACCCGCACTTCGAGATCACCAAGAAGTACGACGTCGCCTTTATCGGCCACCTGTCGGATGAGCCCAACGTGCACGGCATGAGCCGCGTGGAGACGCTCGATCGACTGTTCAAGGCCTATCCCAACTTCTACTTCGGCACCCGTAACCCAGCCCATCCGGGCAAGAACATGTTCGAGGATGCCGCTAAACGCTTCTGTCAGTCCCGCATCGTGATCAACCATTCGGTCCGTGACGACGGGCTCAACATGCGCTTCTTCGAGGCACTCAGCACGGGATCATTCCTGTTGACCAGCCGGACGCCAGATGCCGAGGCTCTAGGCTTCATCGACGGGCTCCACTATGCAAGTTATGACAGCTATGAGATGTTGTTAGAGAAAGTCGCTCACTACCTGGCGAACGAGAACGAGCGCGAGCAGCTAGCCTACAACGGCCGCCGTCACCTCTTAGAAGCCCACACCTACCAGTACCGCGTGAGAACCATGTTAGAGACGCTGGGCTACGACGTCGACTTGCTTATAAACCCCACGGCCAAGCCCGATAATGGGAGTAACCATGCCAAGAGGAGTAAACACCAAACCCGACCATCTAAAAGCAGGCGAGACCGTCCGTGAGGGCGCGAAGGCCGGTGACGACCTGAGTACCGTTGATCGGGGACTCGACTTCGTCAAGACAGGGGAGGACGCCCAGCGGGGCAATCACAACTAAGCATATGGCAGAGTATAAAGACTTCATTCCAGCAGGAGAGGACACCGGCGCCCAAGGCGACGGGGGATGGTCTGACTTCGTGCCGGCCAAAGAGCCGGAGAAGCAGCCTGAGACACCAGCGCCTGCTGCAGTGAAGGAACCAACCAAACAACCAACCAAGACCAAGTAACTATGGATGTACTGAAGACCGCACACCAGCTCCAGGAAGCCCTGGACAACCGTTCTGCTGAACTCGACGCACGAGAGGAAGCGATCCGCGCCGACGAGCAGAAGATCCGTGAGCAGAACCGCACCGTCAAAACCCGCAGTACCGAGCTAGACGCCCGAGAGGCTGATATTACGCATCGCGAGGATGCGGTCAGTCAGGTTGAGAACGCACAATCCATCATTGATGCCGCCACCCAAGCCCGCAATGAGCTCGCAATACGCCGTGCAGACCTCGGCCGACAGGAGAACGACCTGGCTGAGAAGTACGCGACCGTGAAAGCCAAGGAGTCAGAGGTAGCCACCCGCGAGGCAGCTGTCTCCAAGCGCGAAGAAGACTACAAGGAAACGCTCAGAACCGAGTTTTTTGAGGAGCTCAAGCGCAAAGTCAGCTAACACGTCGTATGTATGGCAACACGCACCAAAGATTGGAATCAGATACTGCAAGAGGCGAGTGAGAACTACGCCGAGCTACTCGATACCACCAGCACTGCCAACACTATCTACGAAGGCATCGCCGCCATCGGCAGCGCCACAAGTAGCCCCGTTTGGCAGATCCGCCGCACTAACACCTCAACACTCGTCGCCACCTGGGCCGACTCAAATGACGCTTTCGATAACATCTGGGATAACCGGACATCACTAAATTATGGGTAGCTTACGCATTGTCAAACTATTAGACGCCATCAACAACACCGTCATCACCGGTGGCCTGGTTCCGAAGGGCGCCTACGACAACGGCACCGACTACGCGGTTGGTGACTCAGTCGACTACAACGGCTCCTCCTACGTTATGTACGTCAACGCCGGAGCCGGCACTCTCCCCACCGATACGACCAAATGGCAGGTACTTGCCAACAAGGGTGCTACTGGAGCCACAGGTGCGACTGGGGCAACCGGTGCGACAGGGGCCACGGGAGCAACAGGGGCAGCCGGAGCGGCTGGAGCTAACGGATCAAATGGTCAGGGCGTCGTTACTGGCGTT